GCCTCGTCAAAGATCAGCAGCATCCCGTCGTGGTTGTGGACGCCCGCGTAGCTGTCCGGATTCTCCTCCGACCACAGTTTGCCTTCCGCCGCCCAGTAGCGCGTTCCCTTTTTCAGGTCGCGCTCGACCAGTTCGCACAGCCACTTGGCGGGCATGAGCTTGGTCGCGCTGATCTCCCACCAGTGCGAGTTGATGATCATGGCCGTCCACTTGGTCAGCTCGCCCCACGTCACGGACCTAAGCTGCGCTTCCGAGTTGGCCGAGATGATGCTGGTCGATCCAATGCGCGTCGAGAGCATCCACAGGATCAGCCAACTGACCAGCGCCGACTTGCCAATGCCGCGCCCCGACGCCACCGCTTTACGCAGCGTGTCCATCTGGAGCTGGCCCTTGTTGGCCTTGATGTGGTCCGAAATTTCCCGCAGCACCATCCGTTGCCAGGTGCGCGGTCCCCTGAATTTGTGCAGCGGCGTGTTGGGCTGCCCCCACGGAAACGCAAACAGCACAAACTTCTCAGGGTCGTCCGCTATGCCGGGCGACCATAGCTGAGACATCAGCAACTGCTCTTCATTGGATTTATAGATCGGCAGTTGTGCCATACATCAACTCTTTGTTGAGACCGCTGTTGACGCCGTTCGACATGGGCTCTGCAGGGTCGTGGTCAATTAAGCGCGATTGAGCGTCTTGCAACGCTTGAGTAATGCTGATCTTTTGGTAAACGTCAATGGTGATTTCTTGTTTGGCCGTCCAGCCATGCGTGTGCTGCAAGATTGCCAGCGCCGCTTTAGCGTCACCGCTCCGCGCCGCGTCGTGCAGCAAGCCAGAGATCTCCATCTCGCCGTCAGCGCGCCCCTTCAGTTCGGCCATTTCCGTCAGCGGATCAAATTGGCATAATTGACGGTATTCGGCAGGCTGCATACCCGCAGCCAACGCCAACGTGTCGCCCTTCAAGCCTTTACGCGCGGCTTGATAGATTGCGTCCAATCGCGCCTCAGTCGCCTGAAGCTTGCGCGGTTCATGTGGGAGCGTGTGCCAAGTCATGTAAGACATTCTACATCATGCGTTTTGGTTTGGATATTAATTTTTTGCGGGGGCGGGTTGGTTTGATTTTTAAAAAAAAATTTTCTGCGGACCCTCCGTGACCGTGACCGGGCGGCGCAAGGCCCTGGCCCCCCTCCAAGCTTGACCATGGCAATAGCTACATGACCTAGGCAATAGCTACATGACCATGGCAATAGCTACATGACCTAGGCAATAGCAGCATAAGCTAGGCAATAGCATGGGGCTGCGCCCTGGCGCGCGATGGATTGCACAAATGAGCACTTGGCAATGCAGTCACCTATCGCCAGTGTCGCCAAGGCGGATTGCACAAATGAGCACATGGCTAGCAGGTCACGCCATGCGTTGCGCCCTGGTGGCGATTGCACAAATACACACATGGCGTAGCAGTCGGGTAGCACGTTGTGGGCGGCATGGTGCGCGGGAGTGTTGTAGGGCATTCTCAGCTCTAAAAAATGTACATTTGAATAAGCAAATTATTGCCACGAAATATCCTGAAAATCTCCCAGAAAACCGGGGAATTTTACGCGATTGCACATATTGCATAGTGGCAGTCAAGTCACTCAGCCTATACACACCAAGTGTTACTATATATATTACAATTTTACTCTTACTAACATAAAAACATTAGAAGTGTATATAAATGCAATTTTTCCGAAAAACCCCTACAATTCCGGCGGATTCGCCCGATTTGCACCCTGGCTACGATAGCGATTTTTCTAGTCAATTATTTATGCAATCCTGCAAGATAATGCTTTACAAGCCGGATCAAACGTGCGAAGGTGTTTTTGTTGAAACGGCGCAGAGACGCCAAACGATAAGGACAAACACAATGCAGAACCGTATCTTTTCCGTTGACAATCCCAAAGCCACCAAGGCGCAATCTTTCGGATGGCTCAACGGTATTCACTACATGGCGCCCGCGCGCCTTGCCGGTGTCGGCAATCTCTGCGGCAATGCGTCACCGGGATGCATCAATCTTTGCCTTGGCGAACATTCGGGCGCCGCCGTTTACTATCCCTCAGTCATTCAATCGCGTATCGCCAAGGCGCGCCGCTTCATGAAACAGCGCAAAGCCTACATGCGGGATATGTGGCGCGCGATTCGCGCCGCAATGCGCCAAGCCATCAAAGGTGCGCTTAAGCTTTGCATTCGCCCGAATGGTTCCACCGATATCGCATGGGAATCGATTCGCGATGAAAGCGGCGCGACCATGATGGAAACGTTCCCGGCCGTGCAATTCACTGACTACACGAAAAGCTTTAAGCGCGCCCTGGCGCATGCGCAAGGCAAGCTTCCTGCAAACTATCACCTGACCTTCTCGCATAGCGAACTCAATGAAGCGCAATGCGTGCAAATACTGCAAGCTGGCGGAACGGTTGCGGTAGTGTTCGCCAATGCTCGCCCCGCTACATGGAACGGCTATCCTACCATCGACGGCGATGAGCATGACTTGCGCCACTTGGACCCGCGCGGCGTGGTCGTGGCGCTCTCGCCCAAAGGCAACAAGGCTAAGCGCGACACAAGCGGATTCGTGGTCCGCTGATCCGCGAACATGGCGCTTGTCAAAGCAAGCGCCATGATGTAAAACAATTTCCTGCACTAGAAGGAACCCACGCTATGAACAATCCCGGCTTTTACGTTTATCAAGGCTCGAGCGGCGACTGGTATATTGATTGTCTCACAAGCGCGCGCGAACGCATCGGGCGCAATCTGATCCGCAAGACGGACGGCGTATGGTCAACTAAACAAGCCGCGTTCGACGCGCTCGACGTGGCGCTTGGCGTCATGACGCCAGGCGAAGCCGCTTATCGTGAAGACGTCCGCAGGCGCCCGGCTTACGACAAGGGCGCGCCCCGCCCGGCGTGGGCGACGCTTGAAACCTACGCAAAACAATCATGGGAACGCCAGCCCACGCCCCGCGAATGGAACGCCCCGGCGTTAACCTGATCTTAAACGGCGCGTGCCATAATAGGCACGCGTCACCCCGACGCCTTGGGGGCCACACCATGCGCGTAACACCTATCACCCCGACCACGCCACCTGCCCGCACCCCGCTACGGCGCCCGCCGCCCGCACCACAGAGAGAACCGCACCATGATCGCCATCCTAGAAGCCGTCCTAACCCTGATCGGCCTTGCAACCGCAGGGGCGATGATCGCCCTGGCCTTTATATAGACATTGAGGTTTGACCATGCTCGACAAATCCGAATTGATCGACGCGCTAAACGAGGCGCTAAACGGCCTCACCGTGGGCTGGATGCTTGGCAATGTAGCCGACCCGACCGAACGCGCGCGCTTGCAAGCGCCCATCAATGCCGCGACCAACGCCGTGCTGGCGATGCTAAACCAACTCGACCCTGTAGAAAAGGACGCCTGACAATGGCAAAGCGCAAGAAATCCATCGCCGACCCGCATGGCGACCAGAAACCCTATCCAACCCTTGCCGGACTGGACCGCTACAGGCGCGACCCCGACGCCGACCGCCGCGCGTATGGTCAGGCCGTCATGGCCGCCGTGCGCGCGTTACAGGCCCGCGAGCTGGCGCGCGAGCTACCATCGCACCCATGCCCCTGCGCGTCCGGCGTATGGGCGAGCGATGGGCAAGAGATCCTGCGCGCCGTGCGCTCGCAGAACAGGAGGGCGTGATGCGCGTCCTGATCGCCTGCGAGTTTAGCGCAACCGTTCGCGACGCCTTTAGGGCGCGCGGCCATGACGCTTGGTCCTGCGACCTGCTACCATGCGAGGGCGACCCCGCATGGCACTATCAAGGCGACGTGTCCGACGTGCTGGATGACGGCTGGGATATGATGATCGCGCACCCGCCCTGCACCTATCTGGCAAGCATGGGCATCTGGTGGAACGCTAAGCGGCCCGAACGGTGGCCGTTGACGTTTGAGGCGCTGGCGTTCGCCGACGCGCTGGCGAGCGCGCCCATCGCGCGCATCGCCGTCGAGAACCCCATAGGCTACCTCAACAAACACTGGGAACGGTTTCCCAATGGCCCCGATCAAATCATCAACCCGTGGCAATTCGGGCATGAAGCAAACAAGCCGACGTGCTTGTGGCTCAAAAACCTGCCCAAGCTTGTGCCGACCAAATTAGTCGGCAAAGGCGAATTCTACACCAAGGCGAACGGCGCGCGTATGTCTAAATGGTCCCACGTCACCTCTGGAACCAACAAAGAAAAGCGCGCTAAAATCGCCAGCAAAACGTTCCAAGGCATCGCCGACGCGATGGCCGACCAATGGGGGAGCCTATGATAACCACAACCACACATGACGACGCGACGCGCACCGTGTCCTACTACGGGCGCTTGCTGGGCCATTACGGCCCCGTGCGCTATAAGCGCACCGGCTCGCGCGCATGGCGCTGCGTGACCGTCCTGGGCGCGCTGGGCTACGCTCGCAATGAGCGCGACGCTCGGCGCTGGCTCATGGAGATGGTCCCATGAGCTACTTTGAAGAACTGACCGCCCACTACCGGGACGTGCGCGCCAGGCTCAACGCTGGACCGCCGCCGCCTTGGGTGCAGCCACAGGCGCCCGAACCCGCCGCCGCGCCCCTGCCGGAGCGCGTTCTAGAGCCGGGCATAGAGCCCGACTTAACGCCGCGCGCGTTTCACGAGTGGATAACGCCGCTACCATTAGAGGCCGTTCAAATTCACCCGCTGGCAGGCGTTGCGTGTTCGCTAGAAACCAAAGATGCCATCGCGGGCGTGTTGCGGCGCCATAGCCTCTGGAGTTCTCTGACTTGGGAACAAGTCATCGCCAAAGATAACAGCCGCGCGCGTGTCCACGCCCGCGCTGAGATTTACGTTCTACTGCGCGCGCGCGGATGGTCCTACCCGCAGATCGGTCGCCTTGTGGGCGGGCGCGACCACACTACCATCATCAACTCAATCCAACGCTACCACGCCCGAAAGGAAACCAAATGAGCATCACAAGCGACGAACTTATGAAAGACCTGCGAAACGGTACGATATTTGATAGCGATTCCGATTTAATGAGCATCGCCGCCGACCGTATCGAAAACCTGACGAACGCCCTTGAGGGCATCAAACAATGGTCCTCATATAGCGGCAGCACGCAACACATTCACGAGATGGCTTGCAACGCCCTAAACCCCGATTTTGTTCCGCCAACAAATGAAAAGGAAACCAAATGAATACCGAACAAATCCTATCCGACCGCGAACAGACCCACGGCGCGTTCCGCGAAGTCGCTGGCTACTCGCAAGCCATCAAGACCTTGATGCGCTCATCACGCAACTGGCAACGGCTGGACGTGGCGCAGGCGCAGGCGCTCGAAGTCGTCGCCGACAAGGTGGCGCGCATCCTATGCGGCGACCCGTCATTCTTGGACCACTGGCAGGACGGCGCGGGGTACTTCGAACTGGTAGTGCGCGACCTGACCGACGCCCGCAAGCTGCCCCGCGCTACCATGCCCGACCGGCCCGACGATGAGCCGCTGGACGTGCCTGCCTTCCTGACGGAGGGCAAGCCATGATGCTGCAACTCAACCCGACCATGCCCCTCACCACGCCGCTAGGACGGGCGCTGGCGCATTTCCTGATCGACAACGGCGACGAGCATCATCTGCTATGGGTGTGCATTCAGGACGACACAGGCGAAATATGGGTCTGGCCTAACACGCAGGTGCGCGGGCGCAACAACCCAACAATGGGGAGGAAGATAAATGAAAACTAAACCTCAAATGAAAGTCGACACCCGAATTCGGTGCAACCATTGTGGGCTTAGAACGTGGATGACAGATTATTCTGCGTTCATGAATGACCATGACAGACCGGACGGGAGACGTTGCGTGGCCGGCAAAGATAAAGGGAAGAAATGATAACGACGGTTCACCGATTAATGTTTTTGCTAGGTGCTGTGATGATGCTCTATGGAACAGGAGTGATACGATGACTGATCGTGTGACAAAAATGGTGGACGGGTCGCTGCCAGACGGCACGCTAATTCGGGCGTGTGAGGGCACGTTTGATTACTTGGAAAAGCAAGACGACCGCATCGCGAAGCTGGAGGCGGCGCTGCGGGTGTATGCCGAGGAGGACCATTGGTCTGGTGACACGTTTGAGCCGATCATGTTCCCAGAAGGAGAGTGCAAGTGCTGCTACGAGCATTTCTCAGATCGAGGCGAGATCGCCCGCAAAGCACTGGACGCAGAATAATCCTTTACACCATTGCGCTGCCGTGCGATGGTCCACCGTCAACCAGGGGAGACTACGATGTCATTTCAGATCGGTATCAGCGAACACGATGCAGTCGCGTATGTGAAGATCCAGATCTTAGCCAAATCCATCCACGAGGCGGCGCTGCTCGCCTACTACTGCGAAAGCCGCAAGCAGGCCATGTTCCACGACGAGATGGAGCGCGAGATTGGCGCGCTGCTTAACGTCCTACAGATCGACGAGCGCGCTACCGCTAACGCGATTGACGAGGCAACCGAACGTTACCAGTATCAGATCGAGAACCTTCGCGCTGCGCTGCGCGTGATCGAGGACACACCACCCCGCGAGATCGAAAGCGCGTGGTCCGTCGCCACCCGTGCGCTGCGTGATGATGATGAGTTTGCGGCAAGGCCGTAAAAATAATCTGGCGATGCGCCGGATCGCTGGGGCGTCCGCCCCGGCGTAGATTGCGAGGTGTCTAGAGTAGCCTAGTTCTAGTGTTTGTCCTAAACGCAACTTGCCCCCGGTCGCTCACGCGCCGGGGGTCTTTCGTTAGGCTCGCCGG